GACGCAGATATTCTGATCTGCACAAAGTCGGATCTTGTGGTACGGGATATTGATCTGCTGAAGAAGCTTGGACGTGTAACCGTTTCATGGTCGATCAACACACTGGATGAAAATTTCAAGAACGATATGGACTCTGCTTCGAGCATTGAGCACCGTATCTCTGCTATGAAGCAGGTATATGAAGCAGGTATCCGTACAGTCTGTTTCGTATCCCCGGTATTTCCCGGTATCACGGACTTTGAAGCCATCTTTGAGCGGGTAAAGGATCAGTGCGATCTGTTCTGGCTCGAAAACCTTAATCTTCGGGGCGGCTTCAAAAAGACAATTATGGATTATATCGCCGAAAAACATCCTGATCTTGTACCACTTTACGACGAGATCTATAACAAGCATAACCGCAGTTACTTTGAAGCACTTGAAGTAAAAGCTGCGGAAATGGCTAAGAAGTATGATTGTCCCTTTGTGGATAATGAAATGCCTTATGGAAGAGTCCCGCAGGGACATCCGGTAATCGTGGATTATTTCTATCATGAGGAAATCCGTGGGACAGAGAATACTGGGAAAAGAAATCGTTAAACAGAAATTGACCGCCTGCTTTTTGCAACCTTTCTGAAAGGTCGCACCTCTTCCCGTGATGTATGGGAAGAAAAGGGCGATATGACCCCCGAAGATAACCAGAAGATCATCGAGGAAACCAACGAGATCATCAATGATGATTCCACCTATCCTTATCTCAGTTATATGACTGACCTGCTTGCCAAATCCAAACCCTCCGATGAAGCGGTCAAGAAGCTGCACGACTGCATCGACAAAGTTGCAGTTGCATTGGGACAGGACAGCACTGATGTGTTCCGTGTGCTCCTTGCAAAACTAATCGAGCAACCGGAAGAAAAGCAGACCTTTGACCGTCTGGTAGAGATAGCAGAAAAATCGGTTACAAAAGCAAAATATTAACAAAATGTAGTTAACCCAGTGACGAGCGACCGAACGGTTGCTCGTTTTTTTGTTTGTATTAAAATCGTCAAAATTTAATCCCCTGCAGTATGATTTCCATGTTCACATACCAAGATAATCGCATATAGTTCCGGGGCAATGGACTTGCAAGAAAGAACTTGCTAACAAAAAAGCCGCCCCATAAGGGCGGCAACTGAAATATCACAATGGTTTTGCCGATCTTCCACCTTCAATAAAGGTGATGTTTTCGTAGTAATCCTCCAATTTTATATATTTGCCGTTCTGCATAGCAAACGCTTTTAATTTACTATGACACGCAGCGTCCCATGAATAGACTTCAAATTTCCACCCATGTTCGGCAAGGCGTAGTGCATCGGCCAGAAAGCCCTGACCCTCATTGATTCCGGCGCCATCACCAGTCAACAAAGCGATTGTGCCCGGCTCCGCACGATCCATACACAACCGTAACAACGCTAGTTGAAGAACATGGTCAGTTGTGTTAGCTTCACCCTCTTTTTCACTGCGTGGGAGTAACGAAGGTGCTTTGCCTAGTTTTTCTTCAACCACATTCCAAAGTGCATCTCCACGAGGAGGAACACTTCCAGCAAAATAAATATCTTCGAGTGTCCTTCCTTGTAAAACTAATTCTAGAAGACCACTAAAATATGTGCGATAACGCTTTTTATCTATGCCGGGCTCCTTCCAAGGAAAAACATGGTTCAGTCCGGCATAATGAATATTAGAATTGTCCCAGAAAACATACATATGCATTCGCTCCCATCATCGGCAGAATCACAGACCAGACTTTTTATAAAATTATATATCGACTTGTGGCAAAAGTCAATTTCTAACAGTATAAAATCGGAAGGAGGAACACTATGCCAAGCAAAACCGAAGAATATCTCGCCCTTGCCCAGCGCACAGCCAACGGCTTGACCCGGTACTGGGAAAGCTGGACGGACTACCTGACCACTGCGTCCCGGCTGTACAAGTACCCCTTTGCGGACCAGTTGATGATCTATGCCCAGCGCCCGGATGCCACCGCCTGCGCCGACTTTGACATCTGGAACAACCGGATGAACCGTTATGTGCGCCGGGGTGCAAAGGGCATCGCCCTGCTGGACGAATCCGGCGGATTCCCTCGGTTGCATTACGTCTTTGACGTAAGCGACACCGGGGTGCGCCGCAATTCCCGTGACCCGGAGGTGTGGCAGTACAACGATGACCTGAAACAGCCGGCTTCGGAAATGCTCGCCGCCACCTATGGCATCTGCGGAGAGCGTATCAGCCAGCAGCTTGCGGACGTTGCAGGGAAGCTGGTGGCGGATTACTGGGACAACAACGGCGGGGACATCCGTGCCATCGTTGACGGCACGCTGCTGATGGATTATGATGAAGCCGGGGTGGAGATGCAGTTCAAGTCCGCTGCCGCTATCAGCGTCACCTACACGCTGCTGGAACGCTGCGGGTTTGAGCCTGCCGGGTGGTTCGACAAGGACGATTTTCAGGCAATCTACAATTTTTCCACCCCGGATGCCGTCTTTGCCCTCGGCGCAGCCGTCAGCGACATGAGCCGGGAGGTGCTGCGGAACATCGAGCGCACCGTAAAAACAACCATTCGCCGCCGCAATGCAGAAAGGAGCCAATATGAATACGAACAGCAGGAACGTGACCTACTCGACCGTCGGGGACTACCAACTCCCGAACCTGACCCTGAACCAGCCCCGGAAGCCGCTGGGCAAGTACGGCAGGCTGCGCCGGACGTACCTGATGAACCATCGCCCGGTGCTGTACAACACGATGCTCCTGAATGGGAGCCTGTACCCGCACCTGATGGAGGTGGAGCAGACGGCAGAGAGCCGGATGCAGCAGACCATGGCGCAGCTTCTGAAACAGAACCCGCCCCCGGACAAGGAGAGCCGGCAGATGGCGTGGGTGCAGCACATGAACAGTCTGAAAGCACAGGCCGAGGAACTGGTGCTGAACGAACTGATTTACAGTTAAGTTTCTTCGATACCCACATTCCCACCGAAGCCAAACAAATTGAATCCATCGACCAAGCGGAGAGCGAAAAATCGCCCTCCGCTTCTGTTTTGTCGCAGGCGGAGATTGAAAATGCGCTGCGGAGAGGTTCCAATGTTGAAGGCAGCAAACTTCGGATATGGAAAATTTATCAGTTGCAGCCTGACCGAAAACTCCGGGCAAAAGCTCTTGCCAACGAATATGCACCGTATGGCCCCGGCGGTTCTTCACACACTTATCTGGACGGAAGCAGTGGTTGGCTTGACCATGACAGCAAGGGTCTGACGTTTGAGCATTATCCCGACCATCAGAAAGTGCTTCTCCGCTGGGATCGGGTCGAAAAATATATTGACCTGATGATTCAGTCTAACCGCTACCTGTCGGACAAAGAAAGAAGAGCCATCGACTTTCCCCTTGAACTGAACGCCGCCAGTGCAGCCGAATACACTGCATTAAAGGCGCAGCACCCGGATACTCTGGTTGGATTTGAAGCTGGCGGCAATTTTATGTTCTATGGAGAAGATGCTGCCAAGGTCGCAAAAGTTCTCAACAGTGCTTTGTTTACGAGAGAAACAGTACTGGGCGAAGTTCAGGTCACAGGCTTTCCACCTAGCTTATGGGCAAGAAAGTCAAAAGAATTGTGGTCTGCGGGCAACGATGTTTACCTTGCCGGATTGAACGAAGATGGGACTCATCACCAGACTAAACATCTGCACAAAGAGGACTATCTGCCCATCGGCTCCATCATCAATATGGATGGCCGGAAATTTCGGATTGACGGAGTGGATTTTGATAAGGGCAAGGTTTCCTTGCAGGATATGGCACTGGCCGACCTGCGGATGCCAATTTTTCGGGAAGAACCGCTATCTGTTGTCCGGGAATTGTACGAACAGCAGGACGAGGCCCTTGACGCTGCTCCCGAAAAGGCCGTTGATTATAAGGTCGGGGACGATGTTGTGGTGGACCTTCTCACACGAACCATCGAGGGCAAAATCGGCTATGTAGGCGAAACCGATGTGCGCATCGACACCAGCGCACAGGGGCAGTCGTGGGATAACGAGGTTATCAACAAGCAACAATTTGAGGACGGTCTGCGGCAGAACGAACCAAATTCTACCCGGCCAGTTCGCACTGAAAAAACGGTTGCCGTATACCCCGCCAAGGAAAACAATCTGCCGTTTGACATTGTAATTCAGACGATAAGCACAGAATCGCCCACAGTTGAAGCGGAACGCCCCACACTTGAACTTGCCGCGAACTTCCACATCACGGACGATCATCTGGGCGAGGGCGGCGCAAAGCAGAAGTACGCGCGGAACATTGAAGCCATCCGCACCCTGTTCAAGCTGGAAGAGGAACACCGTGGTGCGACCGCCGAGGAACAGCAGGTGCTTTCGCAGTATGTGGGCTGGGGCGGTCTGGCAGACACTTTTGACCCCAGCAAGGATAGTTGGGCAAAGGAATACGCTGAACTGAAAGGGCTGCTCTCCGAGGACGAGTACGCCGCCGCCCGTTCCAGCACCCTGAACGCCCACTATACCAGCCCTACCGTCATCCGTAGTATCTACGATGCCGTGGAGCGCATGGGTTTCCGCAGTGGCAACATTCTGGAACCGTCCATGGGTGTGGGCAACTTCTTTGGAATGCTGCCCACCAGCATGGCAGATAGCCGGCTGTACGGCGTAGAGCTGGATTCCATTACCGGGCGCATCGCCAAAAAGCTGTATCCGCAGGCAGACATTACCGTGGCTGGCTTTGAGACCACCGACCGCCGTGATTTCTACGATTTGGCGGTGGGCAATGTGCCTTTCGGTCAGTATAAAGTCAACGATAAGGCGTACAACAAGCTGGGGTTTTCTATCCACAATTATTTCTTTGCGAAGGCCATCGACCAAGTGCGTCCGGGCGGCGTAGTGGCGTTTGTCACCAGCCGATACACCATGGACAGCAAGGACAGCACCGCCCGCAAACACATGGCAGAGCGTGCCGATTTGTTGGGTGCTATCCGTCTGCCGAATAATGCGTTCAAGGCAAACGCAGGCACGGATGTTGTGAGTGACATTATCTTTTTGCAGAAGCGTGACCGTCCTGCGGACATTGAGCCTGCATGGGTGCAGCTTGGCAAGACCGGGGACGGCTTTGCCATCAACCAGTATTTCGTAGACCACTCGGAGATGGTGCTGGGCGAACTGACCACCGAAAGCACCCAGTACGGACGAGAGGAATTGACCGTTGCGCCCATCGGGGGTGCAAACCTTGCAGACCAGCTTGCCGAGGCGGTACAGCACATCGAGGGGCAGTACACCGCCGCCGAGGTGGATGCTCCCGACATTGCTGAAGAAGAAGCCACCCGGCGCACTCTACCTGCCGACCCAGAGGTGAAGAACTTCTCCTACACCGTAGTGGACGGCGAGGTGTTCTACCGGGAAAATTCGGTCATGACGCAGGTGGAACTTTCCGACACCGCCAAGGGGCGCGTCACCGGCATGGTGGAACTGCGCCAGATCGTCAACGACCTGATCGACCAGCAGTTGAACGACTACCCGGACGAGGATATCAAGGCAACACAGGAGCGTTTGAACGCCGCCTACGATGCCTTTACCGCAAAGTACGGCTTGCTGAACGACCGCAAAAACGGGCGGCTGTTTGAGCAGGATTCCTCGTATTATCTGTTGTGCTCGCTGGAAAATCTGGACGAGCAGGGGCAGCTCAAGAGCAAGGCTGCAATGTTCACCAAGCGCACCATTCGCCCGGAGCGCACCGTCACCAGCGTGGATACCCCCAGCGAAGCGTTGGCGGTGTCCATCGGGGAGCATGGCAAGGTAGATTTGCCCTATATGGCAGAACTGCTGGGAACCCCCGGTGAGTACGGGCGCATTACCACCGAACTTTCCGGTGTGATCTTCAAAGACCCTGCCGCCGACCCCACCGACCCGGAAGCAGGCTGGCAGATGGCAGACGAGTACCTGTCCGGCGATGTCCGGGCAAAGCTGCGGATGGCGCAGTTTGCCGCTGAGACAAACCCGGAATTTGTGGTCAACGTGGATGCACTGACCAAAGCACAGCCCAGAGAACTGGAAGCATCTGAAATTGATGTGCGGCTGGGTGCAACATGGCTGGACCCGAACATTATCCAGAAGTTTATGACCGAGACATTCCAGATCCCCTACTATCTGCGCCATGCTGTCAAAGTGCGTTATTCTCCCTATACCGCAGAGTGGCGCGTGGAGGGCAAGACCGCTACGGGACGGGGCGATATTATCTCCTCCGAGACCTACGGCACATCCCGTGCCAATGCCTACAAGATTCTGGAGGAGACCCTGAACCTGAAAGATGTCCGCATCTATGACACGATCGAGGATGCCGAGGGCAAGCCCAAACGGGTGCTGAACAAGCGGGAAACCATGCTGGCACAGCAAAAACAACAGGTCATCAAGGATGCTTTCGCCAACTGGGTCTGGCAGGACCCCCAGCGGCGAATTGCGCTGGTGAAACAGTATAACGAACTGTTCAACTCTACCCGCCCTCGTGAATACGATGGCTCCCACATCCATTTTGTTGGCATGAACCCGGAAATCACCCTCCGGGAGCACCAGCGTAACGCCATCGCTCATGTGCTTTATGGCGGTAATACGCTGCTTGCACACGAAGTTGGTGCGGGCAAGACCTACGAAATGGCGGCATCCGCTATGGAAGCAAAACGGCTGGGACTGTGCCAGAAAAGCCTTTTTGTCGTGCCCAACCATTTGACGGAGCAGTGGGCAAGCGAGTTTCTGAACCTCTACCCTAACGCCAAACTTTTGGTGGCACGGCGCAAGGACTTTGAAACCGTCAACCGCAAAAAATTCTGCGCCCGCATCGCCACCGGCGATTATGATGCTGTCATCATTGGGCACAGTCAGTTTGAGCGCATTCCACTGTCCTTTGAGCGGCAGGAGCGCATTATTCAGGAGCAGATTTACGAGACCCTTGCCGCCATCAACGAACTGAAAGCCCATGCAGGCGAGAATTTCTCTATCAAGCAGATGGAAAAGACCCGGAAAACGCTGGAAACCAAGCTGGAAAAACTGCGCTCCGATGAGCGCAAGGACGATGTAATTACCTTTGAGCAACTGGGCGTTGACAGGCTCTTTGTGGACGAGAGCCATTTCTACAAGAACCTCTTTTTGACCACAAAAATGCGGAATGTCGCTGGATTATCCACCAGCGAAGCCCAGAAATCTAGCGATATGTTCGGCAAGTGCCGCTATCTGGACGAGATCACCGGCGGGCGGGGCGTGGTGTTCGCCACGGGCACGCCCGTGAGCAACTCCATGACCGAACTGTACACGGTCATGCGGTATTTGCAGTACAGCACCTTACAGCAGAAAAAGCTGACCCACTTCGACTGCTGGGCATCCACCTTTGGTGAGACGACCACGGCCATTGAGCTTGCCCCGGAGGGCTATACTTTAATAGGACGATAAACTTGATTCTCCTAAATTGAAAGATTCCATAAGAAAGGAGGTAGAACAAATGCCTAAAGAACCCAAAATCACCGCACTCTATGAGCGTTTGTCAAGAGATGATGATCTTGCTGGTGAATCGAATTCCATCACCAACCAAAAGAAATATCTGGAAGATTACGCCCAAAAGAACGGCTTCAAGAACATCCGCCATTTTACAGATGATGGCTTTTCAGGTGTGAATTTCAATCGTCCAGGCTTTCAATCTCTAATAAAAGAGGTAGAAGCAGGAAATGTCGAAACGCTTATTGTGAAGGATATGAGCCGCTTAGGACGAAATTATCTGCAAGTCGGTTTTTATACGGAAGTTCTGTTCCCACAGAAAAACGTCCGATTCCTTGCAATCAACAACAGCATCGACAGCAACAATGCTTCAGACAATGATTTTGCTCCGTTTTTGAATATTATGAACGAATGGTATGCCAAAGACACGAGTAATAAAATCAAGGCTGTGTTCGATGCCCGGATGAAAGATGGAAAACGTTGCAGCGGCTCTATTCCGTATGGATATAACCGTTTGCCGAACGACAAGCAGACACTTGTTGTTGATCCGGTGGCATCCGAAGTCGTAAAGCGCATTTTTCTTCTTGCGAACGAAGGAAAAAGCCCACGGACAATCGCAGAACTGTTGACAGAGGAAAAAGTCCTGATTCCTGCTGCATACGCAAAGAAATATCACCCGGAGCAGTACAATGGGACAAAGTTCTCCAATCCGTACCTGTGGGGCACCTCCTCCGTAAGAACAATTTTAGGTCGGCAGGAATATCTGGGACACACTGTTTTACGAAAATCTGTAAGCACAAATTTCAAACTTCACAAGAGAAAAGAAACAGATGAAGATGAACAGTACGTTTTCCAGAACACGCATGAACCGATTATATCGCAAGAACTTTGGGATAGTGTTCAGAAACGCAGATGCCGAGTGAATCGTGCTTCTGCTTGGGGAACGCACACCAACCGTTTAAGCGGGTATCTGTATTGTGCCGACTGCGGTAGAAGATTGACCTTGCAAACACACTACAGTAAAAAGGATGGGTCTACTCAATATTCTTATCGTTGTGGTGGATATGCAAGTCGGGTGAATGGCTGTACTGCCCATTCAATCAGTGCCGATAATGTTGAAGCCCTGATAGTGGCATCGGTCAAACGCTTTTCGAGATTTGTTCTAAAAGATGAAGAAACCTTCGCTTTGGAACTGCAATCACTTTGGAAAGAGAAACGTGAAGAAAAGCCGAAGCAGAACCAATCGGAATTGAAACGTTGTCAAAAACGCTATGATGAGCTTTCTGCCCTTATTCGTAGTCTGTACGAAAATCTTATGTCTGGACTGTTGCCCGAACGACAGTACAAGCAGCTGATGGCACAGTATGATAGCGAGCAGGCAGAATTGGAATCGCAGATGGAAACGATGAAATCCGAAATTGCCGAAGATAAGTCAAGTTCTGTTGATATTCAACATTTCATTTCGCTGATTCGTAAGTGCAAAAATCCAACAGAAATCTCCGATTCAATGTTTAACGAACTTGTCGATAAAATCGTTGTTTATGAAGCCGAGGGTGCAGGCAATGCCCGCACACAAAAGGTTGACATTTATTTCAACTATGTCGGCCAAGTCGATATTGCTTATACCGAGGAAGAACTTGCCGAACTGAGAGCACAGAAGGAGCAGGAAGAACGGCAGCGCATGGAAAAACAGCGCAAACGTGAAAAAGCCTACCGAGAAAAGCGAAAGGCAAAGAAAATCGCTGAAAACGGTGGCGAGATCATTAAAACCAAAACGTGTCCGCACTGTGGGAAGATGTTTACACCTACGAGCAACCGACAGCTTTTCTGCTCAAGGGAATGCTGGAATCAGGCAAGACAGGAGCAAAAGAAAGCGGATAGAGAAGCCGAGAGAGGAACTCACTACTACAGGCAACGTGCCTGTGCCGTATGTGGGCATTCCTACTGGCCTACACACAGCCAGCAGGAATTTTGTTCCGAGGAGTGCAGGAGAATTAACCACAACAGGAAAACCTTGGAATTCTATCACAAGAAAAAAGGAAATCCAAAACCTGACCCAGAAGCAGTCCCAACGCCGAAACCAAAGGAGGATAATGCAGCATGACTACCATGAAAAATTCCATCCATGACAACGCTAACGGTCTGGACTACACCCTTGTCAATGACCACTATCTGCCGAATCTGACCGCAGCAGCCCCGGCAGAGCAGCACCCCACCGGGCGGTGGGGCCGCTTACATAAAATGTATCTGAAGGAGCAGCATCCCATCCGGTATAATCAACTGCTCCTGTCCGGTGAGTTGGGCGGCTATCTTGCCAAGCTGGACAAGCAAGCCGAGGAACAGCTTGCATTGACCGTCTGGCAGATGCAGGAAGCCGAGGGCGTGACCGAAGCCCTGAAAGCTGCCGATCAACTGGAATGGGTGCGCAGGATGAACAGCATCCGCAACCGTGCCGAGGAGATCATCAAGACCGAGCTGATTTTTGTATAGGAGGTGCCCACGATGGCTGTGCTGAAATGGATGCTGAAACTTGCCCTTCTCCCGCTGCTTCTGCTACTGATTCTGGCGCAATGGGTGGGCATCTTCCTCACGACCTTCTCCACGATCCTGACGAATCTGCTGGCGGGGCTGTTCTTCTTCGTGGCTCTGGCAAGCTGGATCATGAAGCTGACAGACGGCGGCGAAGTCCTGAAGATGCTGATTACCGCATTTGTGGTTTTCGTCCTGCCTTACATAGCGATAGCTGCTATCGCAAAAATCTCCTTTTTCGCTGAGGAACTCCGGGATTTTCTCCAATCCTGAGTTCAAGACCGTCCTGCACAATGCACGGCGGTCTTTTTGTTACATCGGGTCTGCACATGGCAGACCCTTTTTTAATACGGAGGTACAAGCCTATGAAATTGACGTTTGAAGAAAAGAAGCTGCTCTACACCTATGGCTGCGCCGATCTGGAACTGACACGCAAGCGGCTGTACGAGATTGCCGGGCTGACGGTTGACCCCAATCAGAACAAGCTGGTGTATGACTTCTGCCGGAAGCTGGAGGACGAAACGCTGGCAGACTGGTATGACCAGATGTTCTATTTCGTCCGTGCCGAGATGGAGTGCTACACCAATATGCGGCTCCTGATGCAGGACATCGAGGAGAATAAGGAATGGAGGAAGGAAGATTTTGTCGACCCCGATGACAATGTTTAAGCTGGAAACCATGATTTACGCCAGCGAGGACGGAACAAGCAGCGTGTTTACGCTGAATCCTGACTTGCAGAAACAGCTTGCCGCTCTTGCTGCGCAGCATCCGGAGATGTGCTGCCAAAAGGCAAAGGGCGAAAAACGAGAGAACATATATCGTCTCAATAAAGCGGTTCGTGTTACGCTTGATATTTAATAACTGATTCATGCCGGAAAGAAAAGACATATCCGGCATGGTACATAAAAGATTTTGCTTGAAAAATTCAATATTCAATTGAACTTCCGACAATAGTGTGATATAGTTGATTCCAGAAATCAAGTTGTCCAGATAACGGGAGAATGCACATGGCACTCAATTATAATAAGCTTTGGAAAATGCTGATAGACAAAAACATGAGCAAATCCGAACTTGTCAAGCGTTCGAAGATTAGTACGAACGCAATGGCTCGTATGGGAAAAAACGAGGATGTTCGATTGGATACCTTGGTGAAAATATGCTGCGTACTCGACTGTAAGATTGATGACATTGTAGATTATTGTTGATTTACTCAGCCAACATATGCAGGAGAGTGTGTTATGGGAAATAATAATAGTAACCTTCAGACAGCAAAAAATATAAAAGATGATGAATTCTACACCACGTATGAAGCTATTGAAAAGGAACTTCAACATTACTTGAAACATTTTCGAGGAAAGGTCGTTCTCTGCAATTGCGATGATCCATTCAAGTCGAATTTTTGCCGTTATTTTGTACGCAACTTTAACAAGCTTGGGCTGAAACGTTTGATTTGCACTTCTTATGTAGCTTCCGAGGGCAGCTTGACACAAACAAGCCTGTTTGATTGCAACCAAATTTTTACAGCAGAAACGCATGGCCGTGTTTTGGATTTGAAAAAAATTCCTAGTAAAGCTATCGTTTTTACCGATGATGATATTGAGAATTTTTTGCGAAAGACAAAAAGCGTTCGGATGTTATGCGGTGATGGAGATTTTAGAAGCTCTGAGTGCGTTGAATATTTAAAGCAAGCAGACATTGTGGTTACAAACCCGCCTTTTTCTCTGTTTAAAGAACTAGTCGCCTTGCTAGTTAAGTACCAAAAAAGCTATTTGCTAATTGGAAATCAAAATGCGTTAACTTATAAAGAGATTTTTCCATTGATTCAAAACAACCAAGCATGGACGGGCTACCAGTTTGGCGATATGAAATTCCGAGTACCTCAGTCTTCTGAGCCACGAAGCACGAGATACTGGGTGGATGAGAGTGGACAAAAATGGAGAAGTCTCGGAAATGCAATGTGGCTAACCAATCTCGATATTGAAAGACGCCATGAACAGCTTGTCCTTACCAAAAAGTACGATCCCAAAGAGTACCCTCACTATGATACATACGATGCAATAAATGTCCGTAAGGTAACAGATATTCCCTACGACTATGCAGGAATTATGGGTGTTCCGATTACAATTATTGATAAATATAATAGCGACCAGTTTGAGATTTTAGGTGAAGCAAATCACGGTTCAGATAATGAATATGATCTGTTTAAGCCTACAATCAATGGAAAGGAACTATTCAAAAGGATTTTGATTCGAAATAGAATGATTCAGAAAGATAACATTCAAGAGTTTAGGGTTTTGGATTTGTTTAGCGGTGCAGGTGGCTTTTCATATGGAATGGAAAAAAACACGCATTTTAAAACAGTGATTGCGCTGGATTTTAATGAACACGCACTTGCAACTTTCAAGCACAATATGCCGGATACAGAAATTGTCCATGGAGACATTACGGATAGCGCAATTAAAAAGAAGATAATCAAAATGAGCCGAGAGAAAAAAATCAACATGATTATTGGCGGTCCGCCTTGTCAGGGTTTTTCTCTTAAAGGTAAGAAGCTTGGCCTTAATGATCCTCGAAATTTTTTATTCAACGAATACTTGAATATTGTGGCGGCTGTCTCTCCTGAAGTTTTTGTAATAGAAAACGTAAAAGCGTTACTTTCGACTTCTGCAGGATGGTTCAAAGATCAGATTGTGGAAAAAGTCACTAATATGGGCTATCAGGTGGACTATGGTGTTTTGAATGCATCCGATTTTGGCGTTCCACAAGCTAGGCAGCGTGCAATTTTTATTTGCTCGAAGCATAAAAAAATTACCTTGCCAATCCCGACAGACAGTGTAAAGGTTACAGTCAGAGATGCGATTTATGATCTGGCTTATTTGAATTCTGGTGAGGGAGAATTTGAACAACCCTATATCACGGAGACCACAAGCCTTTACCAGCGTCAAATGAGAAGCGGCAGTAAAATGCTTTATAATCATAAGGCGTCTAACCATGCCGAGATTGCTATAAAAAAGCTGTCAATGATTCCACCTGAATGTGGAAAGGAATTTTTACCGCAGGATATGGTGGGTAAGCAGCAATTTTCTGGGACATGGGGCCGATTGAAATGGGATGATGTATCACCAACAATCGATACTCGTTTCGATGCGTCTTCAAACGGAACGAATAATCATCCATTCTTAAATCGTGCAATAACACCTAGAGAGGCTGCCCGACTTCAATCCTTTGATGATAAATTTGTCTTTCTTGGTCAAAAGCTATATATCCGACAGCAGATTGGAAATGCTGTTCCCCCTCTGTTAGCAAAAGCTCTTGCAGACAGAATTTATGAAATATTAGGGAAGTGACTTTTATGAGTAATTACGCATTTGATCGTAAACCGTATATGCCAACCACATCTAGTTGCTTGGTTGGTCCGCGAGCCGAAAGTATTTCAATGTCCTGTGAACAATGGTTTGAAGTTGTTGGTTATATGGCTCGTCCTGGAAGAGTTAGTTCGTTTGAGGCGGAGATTCCAAAAGACGGGCGCGATAAGGTATTTGAAAATTTATTTCCGGGACAAGTGTATAGACCAATTGAACTTGGCGATACCCCTAGTGGCTTACCCAATAAACTTGGAGCACAGTTTAGAATCAATTTTGCTAGTTTAGACAACTGCCCTGCTGTTTTGAATGACAGTATAAGAGCAGGAAACGGTGGTTGTGTTGGACGAATCAATAAATCTCGTTTTGTTGTCGATCTCGTCCAGTTCTATGGATTCCATTTTGGCAGGCATCAAGATGTTGCAACAATCCGAAAAATTGCGGAAGACAATGGATATTTGGAAGAGTTTGAAAAAGGATATGCCTTATAATAAAAGGGAGCGTGTACATAACCATGAATGTTGAAATGGCCTATTTGACTGGTATGATTCTCGGAAATGGTGAAATTCAACGAGGTACTAGAGAAACAACCATCACCATAGATATCCCTTACAAAAATCTGTATACAGATGACTTGAAAGACGTTTCCGTTTATGTAAAAGCAAGTACGGTTGATATTCGCTCGATTATTGAACCGTTAATTGGACACGATTTGACCGTTACGCAGTCGAAACATTCTACCAAAATGTCCTTTACAAAGTCGAATGATGAATATGTGATGCGCGAGCTTATGCGCTTAATTGGAAATGGAACGCATCATTCTACTATGCGAATGAATCCGGAATTATTTGGTATTACGGCAGATGAAAAGAAAGCTCTTTTGAAAGGAATTGCGGACGTTACGGGATATATTCGCAAGAGCAATATTGCATTTGGCCAAGAAGGAGCACACCGTGTTTATATTGAAATTCCCGGAAACTGGTACATGGTGATTGATATTGCCAACATGCTGAAGGCAATCGATGTCCCGGTTCAAACAATTGATTTTGGCCATCCGAACTTCCGAGACGGAAAACTTGTTAAGTATAATGAAGGAAAACCAAACTTCTGGAAAAAAGAGCATCAAGTCAAGATTTTTGCTAACGAATTTTTAGCGGTAGGATTTAATATCCAGCACAAGCAAGAAGCACTGGAGAAGTACAGTGAGGAGCTGTTAGAGTTTATCGATCCAGCCAAAACGCATAAATTCTATTGGGAGAAGCCTATCAGGAGAAGTGTTAAACCTCATCATCCCGGTGAAAATGATCCATATTTACCGGAAGAAATTCGTGGACAGCACTTTGATTCGTGGACAGACTTGGCAAAGGTACTTGGCTATGGCGAGTAATGTAAAAAAGGAAATTGAACTGTATGAACCTATGAGAATTTGGCTTCAGAAATATCTTGAAGACAAGTATAAGGGTGCACATATAGTTACCGTTGATTCTCACGCCAGAACGCTTGATGTTATTCTTGAAGACTATGGTATGATTGACCACTATCCTCAAACGGTTGGATTGGATATCCAAATTGATGTTCTTGGCATCATAGTAAAAGGCGGCAAATCTGCAATTGCTTTTATTGAGGCCAAAAAGACGCAGTTGAACTTGCACGATTTAGGACAGCTTTGGGCATATTGTAAGCTATGTGATCCTGCTGAAGCATTTTTGCTTTCGTCTGCCGGTATCGGTAGTCTAAATAAAATTTTGAATAACCTGTCACGAACAGACCTTCTTGATTTTGGCGATGGCAGAAAAATCAAAAAGATGCAAGTTGCCAAGTGGGATATTACATCAAATTCGATTGATTTCAGGACTTTAGTTCCTAGAATTTGACATAAGGTACTACAAGTGGATTCTCTGAGATCGACAAAGAGCAACTTTTTTTAGAGAAATTGCTAGAAGAAATCGGATTGCGGAAATCTCATCTGGCTATAATAGTGGAGACGTTTTTAATGAAAGAATCGTGTATTGATGTTGTATCAAGATCTGCAATGACAGCTGATGCTACCCCGGTTGTTCTAAGCAGTACAGAACGATTTCGTTTTCGATTTATGCCAATGCTTGTGGATAATCAAAACAATCCAGAACAATCTGTTCGAGGAAAGCTGCTCCTTGAACGAAAGTCAAAAAATGAGAAGTACTTTCCTACCGATAGTGTTGCTCCTTGTGAAAAAGTCACGCGAGGATCGGCAAAAAATGGAGATTGGGTAGAAATAGAACTGCATTCAGAGGAAACATATAATCTTTTTATGGGATTAAAAAAGTTATATGATTTGTCCGGCTGCATGAATGGTATTCCTTTTGGTTCTGCAAGATTCGCACAAATAGACAGTTCATTTTCCAGCTTTCTTGAAGTTATTCAAAACGATCCTTCTGCAGCAAGAATGATTGGAGAACCTCAAAATTTTGAACTGATTAAAATCCTTCTCCAGCTGATAACCCAAACTAGTTCCCATGAATCATTGAAAAATAGTTTATCGAGTCTTGCAAATGAAAATTTGCAGGCTTTAACAACATCCGCCAGTTTAGAGGGGCTGAAGCGTGTGGAAGCCCTTATGCGAGAAAATCTTGATAACGGAAAGGAAGAATTTTGGCAGCAAAAGGTTTTCAACGAAAATCAGTGGGTGTTAGCGCAGATTTTTTCTTGTCCATGTACAATATATGCACAAAAGGCTTTTGTCGGTGGAAAGTCACTTGACAACAAAGGCGGTAATGTGTGCGATTTTATATACAGAAATAAAATGACACAAAATGTTGCATTGATTGAGATAAAAACACCATGTACCGAGATTGTTGGAAAACCGTATCGTGAAACATACAGCATGAGTCTTGATATGAGTGGCGCAGTCAATCAAGTCCTTAACTATCGCGATGAACTACAAAAGAATTTCAGTACGTTAACCAGAGATTTGGAAGAGGCTGACACAGTTCGGGCTTTCTCACCGAAATGTGTTGTTGTTATCGGAAAAATCAGTACATTAAATGCTAAACAGCAGAAAGCATTTGAGCTTTATCGGAGCAGTTTCAATAACTTGACTATTATAACATTTGATGAACTGCATCAGAAAATTTGCGATCTCATGTCTGTGTTCAAAGAAGATAGTCCTCGACCTGTTGATTCATTGATGGATGAGTTCAGTATTATTGATGAGGACTATCCGATTTAGTACTACATACCCCAAAGCAGTGTAGCTTCTGTAAGCTTCGCTGCTTTTTATTTTGCAAAGGAGCGTGATGCCATGACCCAACCCAAAACCGACCTTGCCTATCTCCGCAGCGAAAAAGCCAAAGCAGAGCAAAAGCTGCGCGCTTGTCAGCACCGGGAGAAAATCCTTGAACGCCAGATGTCAGAGCTGAATCGGAGAGAGCGTGTGCATCGTCTTTGCACCCGTGCCGGAATGCTGGAAAGCTTTCTGGTCTGTCCGGGAGAGCTGACCGATGATCAGGTGATGGAACTGCTGAAAATCTCGTTCCGTCAACCGGAAGTCGTACTGGCTCTTGCAAAGATGGTGCATGATGTTCACGAACGCAGCAACGTCCAAAACCCTTTAGAATAAAGACCTGCTAATAAAAGTCAAGCCCCAAAATAAGAAAATTCGCCAGCCATCCGCTGCCCATGACAAACAGCATTCAAATGCTGGTCAAAACACA